GACGGGTGAACTCAGTCCAATGTTCTACAGGTACACTTTCACATTCTTTTTGAAGAACGTGAGCAGTTTCGGTAGGTAAAAAATCATCCAATACAAGTATTGGATGAGGTTGTGTTTCTGTAAATTTTGAATTAAGTTCTTGTAGATTCGAAAACTTAGTTCTTATGTGTTGTATATCATACATCAACTATTTATAGTGTCAATTATAGGAAATACATTGGATATAACTTCTGCACAAGCTCGAGCAACTTCTTGATGTTCTTGTTGAGTGCCGTTGGCACTACGTAGTTCAATAAAGTGTACCCAACTACGCAGAGTACCATTCATGTATAAACGGCTTTCGATCAACCCCTCCGGCAATACAACACGGGCTTGTTCTTTAGCTATACCGTTTTCAATAGCCCAGTTATAAGCCATTCGTGCTTCGGTAATTACATTATTTTGCCATATATCCCACTTCTTTTGTAATTCAGTGTCTTCGGTTTTTATACTGTTTTGTCTATTCTTTGTGTCTTGGAGTCTTGCTTCTCGTCTAACGAAGTTAAGATCTTTTGTAGGGTCTGCATATCGTTGACTGAACTCCTGGAAACTGAAACTTCTGTGACGTAGGATTTGCCTTGCAATATCTCGTGTCGTCGTAATTTCCAAGCAAGCTGATACCATCTCGAGTGGACTCCAGTGTTTGTGTCGTACGAGGTACCCGATGAGCTTGCTACTGGTGTCGTTGTTGAACTGATTACTCGGGTTTGAGACTCGGGCACAGTAGGCGATGAGTTCTTGGGCATCGGTAATTCCAAGGGAGGTAAACTCGCTAGTTGGTTGACTGTAGGATAAAAGTTTGACATTCATTTATTTAAGCTTTCTTTTCTTTAAAAATTTGTTTGTGTGTTTAATAATATCTTTTTTGATTCTCTCTGTGTCTAATTTAAAGTCTACGTTATCAATTTCGCTTTCATAAGTGGACAGCATATCTTTGAGACTTGGCTCAAATACTTCCCAATCCTTGTTGGCTAAATCTATCTCCCAAACCTTGCCGTTTTTAAACTTTATAGTAATTGAATCTAAATATCGTAGGGGTACAACATTTAAATTAATTTCTCCAAATACTTCTGGCCAGTGATCTATTACATCTTTGGGAAATTTCTTCCCTTGCGTCACTTAACTACAGCAACCTTTTTCTTTGTAGGGATCAATTCTTCTGCTAATCTTCTAAGATGAGCAGCTTCTTTGCTCAATCTATCAGCGTCGCTTCTGTACTTTTTAGCTATATCTTCATCAGATAAGCCTTGAAGTCCATTTTGATCTATCAAAGGATCGGTATTGTTTGTTTTTGGACTAATGTCGCTGGCACTAGCAATTTCTTTAACTTGGACATCTGTTTTAGGAGCGTCTGGTTGAAGAGCTAGATCCTGTACACTAATACCCTTTTGCTCAGCTATTAACTGATTTAATTCAGATAATAAAATACTGACAGAGGGATTGGGTATCATTTCTATAGAAGCAGTAGGTACTTTAGTCAATAATCCTTTTACGTGTAAAGATGGAAGCATAGTACTTCCATCTGAAAACACAGCTCTTGCTAATACTTCACTGAGCTCTGGATTAACCTGAGCAGCATTTGATTCTACAAGACTAATAATACTGTCATGATAGCTTTCGCTTAATGCTTCTGTCATTACAACTAGAGCACTAAAAGCATCTCCAGGCAGAGTTCTGAACACTACAATACACTTTCTACCGTTGTCTTTGATTCTGCCTACATGTTTTAGATCAGCCATTTTAGACTCCTTTTGGTTGTTGTTTAGTCACAGAATCTAAGAAATTAGTTAGTTTTGTATAAGTTTGGCCAACAATAGTCATTTCGCCTGGTTTAAATGCGCCTCTAGAACTAGCTACATCGATAATAGTTTTCATTGCGTTAAGATCGGCAATGTTTAGTTCAGCTGATTCAGGTGCTGCGGCCTCAGCTGGTGGCGGAGGTGGTACTGCGGTTTCCATAACGTTTTTAGTTTCTTCGGTCATACTTACTCCTTAGTTAAAAGTATATGTTTAATTATCTTTATTTTATATAAGGACAGGCAATTTTGAAGAAGCTTACTTCTTTTTCTTGTTCGAAACCAACTTTGAGAATATATCCAATAGTGTTGTCAACAATACCAACAGACTGTCCTATATAATAACGTCCGTTCAAATTACCATAGATCCATTTGTCTATACTTTTATAACTGAGAGGGCTATATTTGGGAATAGTAACAAAATAAAAATGATGCGCTGGGAAATTGCATTTTCTGATACCCAGCGCATTTAAAGGATTTACTTTGCCGTTTTTTAGGGCCATTACTTCTTGAACTCGTAATAAGCATGAGCGCCAAACGGAGGAACAATCGTGTCATTACCGTGAATAATAAACACAGTGTCGCAGTAGTCAGCATCACCCCAACTGTCCCAAGGATAACCGTCTGTGAACATAATAAACTTTTTAGGAACGATATCGTGGTCTTTCATGTATGTCCAGTTGCACATAAAGTCAGTACCACCACCGCCCATAAGTTCATAGCCCATGATGTCATCATTATAGCCATCAAAATCTGCTTCGTTGTAAACCTTGGTATCAAAGCACCACAATTTAATTTTGTAGTCTTTGTATTCTTCCATTATGCCCTTGACTTCACTAATAAAGTCCTTGCCCATTTCGTCACTAATACTGCCAGACATATCAATTGAACAGCAGATATCAATGGTTTCGTCGAATTGTGTACCAGGAAGTATAGCACTCATGTGCCAAGCTTTGCGACTAGGACGCATAAAGGTATAATCGTTTTTAATCACACTTTGAATTTGCTGACGTAGAATTTCACGCCAGTTCATTTTAGGCTCGGTTAAATCTTTAATCATACGTGCTATGCTAGCAGGAGTATTACCTGCTCCTGCTGCCTGTGCTGCCTGGATAGTAGCTTCCTTAATCTCGTCACGTATTTGTTTCAGCTCTTCTTTAGTGTAAGAAGGACGATTGCCTTTACCTTCTTTCTCCCAGTCAATGTGCTCATCAAGTAATTGACCAAGTGCTGCTAGTTGCTCCGCATCCATTTTTTCAAAAATTTCGTCGTAGATTTGTTCGGTACCTTTACCGTAATGCTGAGGATCGTGAAAGATTTTAATGTCTGGAGGCACTTCGCCGATACGGTCACGAATCAATTGTCCGTTAACACTGTAGTCGGCAGCGGCATTCCAAATAAAACGATCTCGGCCTTCGACACGCATCATATGATCAAATACATTATGAAGAATTTCGTGTGCTACAACAAATTCGACTTGTTTATTAGTAAGTTTTTCGAAAAACCCACGATTGTAATATAAGTTACGCCCATCGGTAGCCGCAGTAGGACACCAGTCACTACCGTCCATAATTTTAAGACGAGTAGCCATATTACCAAAAAATGGATGACGAAGTAGTAGACCTACTCGTGCTACAACAATTTTATCAACTACAGGATCTAAATAGCTCATTTTTGCTCCGTTATTTACTGTACTTATACATTATAACAGGGCCCGCAGGCCCTGTCAATGGCTGTTGGATCAATTTCGATCTGTAGCCGCTGCGATATACTTTCCGTACTTTGCGTGAAACTGGTCGAAACATTCGATTTCGTCCGGATCCAAAGGCAGTTGATACTGTGTAAGTGCCAACTTAGTACCCATAACAACCAACTCAGTTTCAAAGTTGTTCATGATGAAATTGAAGAAGTTGTTAACTTTCTTATTCCAATCTTTTTCTTGCTTGTCGCAAGAATCTTTAAGCTCATAGCACAGGCTAACAGTTAAAGAATACATAGCCGAAATCTCTTTAGATTCCATTTTAGTAACTTTGCCGCTCAAAATATCTTCTGGCTTAGGCATTTTGCTGGCAATTTTGCGATGTGCCATAAACTTAACAGCAAGACCTTCACCAACAGCACCCGAAACAAGGTCAGTCAAAGTGCTTTCATCTTCTTCGTCATCGAACAATAGTTCGCTAACGAATGCCCATGAACGAGGAGTAGCAAAAGCACGGCTACCGCTCTTAGGATCAAAATCGTACAAGTCTTTCTTACTAAAAGAAAGGAAACCTAGTACATCTTTATGAATACGATTATCAGTAGCCCAACCAAAATAATCATCCCAGTCCACACGCATTTCCAAGTGAACGAAACGATTTGCCAACGGAGCAGGCATACGATAAGTAACACCTTTGTCGCTTTCGCGATTACCTGCGGCAACGATTAGAACATTGTCCGGCAAGTAGTAAGTGCCAACACGACGATTAAGAACCAACTGATAAGCCGCTGCCTGAACAGCAGGAGCTGCTGAATTCATTTCGTCCATGAACAAAATGATTTGTTTGTGTTTTTTTGCCATTACAGCGTCAGGCAATTCAATAGGAGGCGCCCACGCCATCTTACCATTGTCACCGTCAAAATAAGGAATACCTTTGATGTCAGTAGGTTCCCACAAACTCAAACGAATATCAATAACGTGAGCATCGAGCTCTTCGCCCATTTGTTTAATGATATCTGACTTACCAATACCTGGAGGACCCCAAAGAAAGATTGGACGTTTAGCTTTGAAAGCTCGACGCAGAGATTTCTTAGCTGCCTTAGGACCAACTTGACGCGATGAAATTTCGCTCATTTATATGCCTTTCGAAAAGTTAATAAAAATTACTGTGTGTTTTGTATCGCAGTGTTGTTATTATATGGCAAAACACTATAAATGTCAAAGGATATTTGATGATTTAGAAACCGTTTTGGCTATCTTTTTGTTGATTGTTCATAGCTTTGACTAGTCCATAACGACGGATGTCGTCGGAAAACATATAAAGTTCAAAACTTTTCTTTTCGGAAAAAACGATTATTGCTTTATTTGTAAGAAAATATGGACAGTCCATGTGTCTGTCGAAAAAAATGATTACTTGTGGACTTAAATCGATTGGGTCTGTAAATGGAATTTCATAACTTCTAAGATCTAATTCTGTTGTTAAAAAATTAAAACCTTCTTCGCTCAATCTAAGACCGCCAGTGTCTTTACTTCGATGACTTTGCCACCATTTATAAAGATGTAGTTTTATATTAGCAGAATCTATACTTTTGTCTAATTGTTTGAGAAATATTTTGGTGTATGTTTCTTTGCTAATCATTTTATTATTTCGCCGGACGTCAATTTGACAACTTCAAATTCATCCGTATTAAACATTTGATTTAATTTTTTAGCGAGATTATGTGCGTGACCAGGGTTACTGAAACTAACTTTTTTGTATTTAGGACCAGGGTAGCTTGTTAGACTATTAGAGCTTTTTAAGTTAAATGGTTCGCCCTTATAAAAAACTGCCCAAATGGCTTCGGCTTCTAATACTTGTTCGCTTTTATAATTTTTTTTATTAATATACTCTAATAAAACTTTTGGTTTTGGCCTGCTCATATACGTCTCCAAATATACGTATATATTTATCTGGTTTTATTTAAAGCCGCCGCCATCCATTTGAATATTAACACTTTCTCCTGTATTTTGTGCTACTTTTTGTAATAAAGCGTCATAATTTTCTAATAGTCGAGCATTCACGTCTGCTAGACAATACATTAACAGTTTAGCAGTCTTTATATCTAACTTTACTTCTTTTTGCTGACTTAATTCGGCTGCTTTAACCTGTTGTATAAATTGCTGTATAGGTTGAGTGTTAATTGGATTTTGCATTGCTCAGTGCCTGTTTCATTTCTAATTCAGTTTTGAAAGGACCACGATATTCGTATCTTTCAATAGTGATTAATTTTGGACAAAAACTTTTGACCCAGCCTTTGTCAAATTTAATTGTGTAATATCCAGCACAATACAGGCTTTTACTCGCACCACTTTTAGTAAACAGTGGTAATTTTTTTTGTACATTGAACAACGGATTGAACGGATAGCAACTTGTAGGAAATCCGTACACTTCTCTGACATCACTATGACTTACTTGTGTTTTTATTTTTGTTTCAAAAAAGTCTTGGCCAAAAATCTTTGTAAGTTCATCTTTACGATTAAAAAACTTTTCTCCATTTTTAGAACTTAACATAAATTTGTTATTTTCTTTTTTGTGTAACGTACCAATTTTCTCACCATCTTCTTCGATGATCCAAAACTTTCCGTCAACTACTGGTTTAGCTTTTATGTTCATGTGTATATCTCGCTTGAAAGGGCTCCGCATAACTCTGGATGCTGTCTATAATTTTTTTCATATCGTATAGTTGACAGAACTTCATTAGTCTGATACCGACTTGACTAATGTTTTTAGGTTCCTGTGTTTGTGTACGTATTGTTTCTTGTATAATTTCTTTTATATTATCTGGTTGATGGCTTAGATCAATCAGTCTGCGATTGCGTTCGTAATCGTCTAATACTCTGTGTTCTTTCTTTTCATGATCTACCCATTTTTGCAACATGAGATTGTTCCATGAATAACCTTTTTTATTCTTATCTTCAAATGCTTCTTGTAATCCTACTTTATTTTTTGTACCTTTAGTACGAACTCCAGGAAAAGCAGAAAATACATTATCGCTAGTGTCACCTCTCATACACTTTTCGAAAAGTATCCATTCTGGATTAGGCACTGGAACTTCTTCTTTAGTTTTTTTATCAATAATTCGCTTGCCTTTTTTATCAAATATACCGGTGTGTGTAGTTGTTGTTTCTGCTACACCATTATATTGACTTACGTTTGGAGCAATAAGTTGATGAAAATCACTATCAGTGCTGATAATAATGTGATTATCGTTAGGATGAGATTGTATAAATCCAGCGATAAGATC